TTGCAGCATGCTCTTTTTGTATTTTAATTAATTCCTTATAGCTAGAGACAACTGCTCCTATAGCTGTACCCATCAGCATTCCCCTTGGACCAAACATCATGCCAATGTTAGCTCCTGCTAGGGTTGTTTGTAGCGCTTCCTTGCCAGCAAAATCTGGAAGCATTGAAAGTCCCATGTTGGCTCCCAAGAGGCCCATACCTCCACCCACAGAGTTTAATCTAGAACCAGCAGCCTGCATTCTTGTTGGTTTTTTAGAATCAGTCGTATTCGGATCGGGTGGTGTACCAGGACCTCCAGGAACAATTGGCAGTATTGTTGCACCTGGTTGTGGTGTAGCTCCAATAGGTGCTGGTCCTTGTGCTCTTGTAGCTACTCTACGTGCTCTTCCACTTTGTTTTCTAAGTTCTTTATCTCTTGCTGTTGAATAAGCTCTTGCATCATCTCTTCCATCTTTAGCTGCTTGTGGATGAGGGCTTCTTCTGGTTGATTCAGTTGAAGTTACATAAGGATCTTTTATCTTACCCTTTTTCTTTCCCGCTTCATATGCTTCTGCATCTTGTCTTCCTCTTTCCGTTACTGCTCTTGCAGTTGCAACAGAGCCTGATTTTCTAGGATCAGCTTCTAGTGTAGCAAGATCTACTGCTCTTGGAGGAAATACATGGCCCATCTGTAAGTCTGCTGCGGACTTCCCTGTCATTCTTTCGTATAGTCTTTTTGCTCCTGGTCGGATTCTTGTATAAGATCTGAGTCCAGTTAGTCTGGATTTAAAGGCTCCACGTCTTGATCTATTTGGTGCTGTACCGCCTGCTTCTCTAGAATCAGTTGGTATAGTAGCATAGTCATCATCTACTAAGCCAAAAGCTTTTCTTACTACAGCACGATCTTTTGGTGATGCTATAGAATCAACCTGCTTTTCTACTGCTTTTCCAGCAGCGGACCAAGACTTACGCATTCTTTCATTTTCATCTTTAATATCTTTAAAGGTTGTATTATATTCTAGATTTACCCTTTTTACAAAGTCTGTAGTAATTTTTTTATATTCTCTGTATATCGCATCAAAAGCTCCCGAGTCTACCTTTGACAATGTTGGAGCTATTCCTCGTGCTTCTCCTATTCTTAAAGCAAGAGGAGAAAGAACTTGTGGGACAGTTGTAGTGCTAGCACGGCCTGCCATGTTTTCTGCAGCAGGCTGTAGTCTTATAGCGTTCTCTGGATATATAGGAATCTGAGGAGAACCTGTTTTTGGTTTTCCATCTTCATATCCAGGAATATTACCTGAAATCATTGCATTGATAAGAGGTCCATACTTTTTGCTCATTGCTGTTGGTATTACTGTTTCTCCAGGCATTAGGAGTGCTAGTTCTGAATCTTTATTTCCTGTACCGCCGACAGTAGCTGGTCTTCCGCCTGCAAACTTTCTAATTGGTCCACGAGTAATTGGTGGAGCTACTGGTACAAATTGTGACTGAGCAGCAACAGCTCTTTGATATGCCCGTGTTAGTGCATTAACTGCTGATGCCTCAGAGGTAAATGTTTGTGCAAGCTTTGTATGAACCTGATCAAGAGATGCTGCAACCGCTGCTGCATTTCTTTGTTCGGCAGTCATGTATTTGACTTCAGTTCCTAGTGTTGTAGTTGACTGTCCAGTTTTATTAAATGCTGACTTTAAAAATGCAAAAAGTTTAATCATGTTTGCAAGACCATTCATAATCAAACCAAATGTCATTAACAAGACTGGTCCAAGGCCTGCAACTACTCCAGTCATTACAACTATAATCTTTTTAGTGTTTGCACTTAAACCATCAAACTTTTCTAATATATTTGTAATAAATTGAGCAATTGGTGTGATTGCTTTTAAGAATTCTTCTCCAAGTGGAATAAGCGATAGCTTTAGATTTTCAATAGAACCTTTAAATTTGTTCATGGCAGACTCTGAAGTCATACCTAATTCTTTTTCTGATAAGGCTGCAAGCTCTTGAACTGAAGATCCAGCTAGATCAAGAACACGAGATGCCTGAGTTCCTTCTTTTGTTACGTTTGCAAATAATGTAGAAAGACGAGAAAACTGGAACTTGCCAAACATCTGTTCAATAGCCTGTGCTCTATTAAGTGGATCAAGCATATTTAAAGCTGTAGCAAATTCAACAACAGTTTTCTTTAAGTCACCTTTGTTGTCTAAAACAATTTTCTTTGCATTAATTCCAAAACTTAAAAGCATATCATTTGCTTTTCCAGTTGGATTAATTAAAGATGCAAGACCAGACTTAAGTGCGTTTGCTCCTTCTGATGCATTGATTCCGCCTTCTTTCATTGCTGTCATTAAGAATGCTAAGTCTTTTACATCTCCACCAAGTTGTTGAATAATTGGAGCTGCTTTTGGAATAGCAGTTGATATATCATCAAGGGATAATACTGTTTGGTTTTCTACTGCGTTAAGAAAATCAATTGATTCCGCAAGGTTTTCCGAAGACATTGAAAAAGCGTTTTGTAAAGAAATTGTTGTTTCAAGTGCTTTTTGACTTTCCACTTGACCAAGAATAGAAAGTCTTGTTGCTGCAGTTGTCTGTCTTGTTAAATCAACACCCTTAAAACCTGCTGCTGCAGCCTCTGCTGCTAAACCAACAGTAGTTGAAACTGCAATACCATATTTAGTAAACTCTTTACCAAGTTCTTTAATATCACTTAACGCTTGTTGTGATTCTTCATTTGGTGTAAATAAATCTCCATATACCTTTTTAAATCTAATTGCTTGTGTTTCCATGTCCATAAAGGTTTTTGCAGCAGCTGAACCAACTGCGATAAGTGGCAAAGTAAAACCAACCATAAGCTGGCGTCCTGCCCATTGGGTATTCTTACCAAAGTTTAGAAGATTAGTTGAACCTTGTTTTAAAAGCTGGTTAAATATTGCTTGTTTTTGAGCAGCTATCTGTGTTCTTGTTCCAAGATCAGTCATGTCAAGAGATAGAGGTCTAACAGCAATTGCCTTCATTGCTCCGCTAGCATCACGGCCTAAACGTATGTACTGTGTTTGTAAATCTTTTACATTTTCTCTTGCTACCTTGTTTATGGTATCGTGTTCAGTCTTAAACAATCTACCGAAAGTTTTTGTTGCACCACCAGCGTATCTAAAATACTCTCCTAGTGAGAATTTATTTTTTTCTAGGCTACTAGTAAAAGATTCAGTAGTAGTCCTTATTGTTCTTATTCCTGCTGAAAACTGGCCAGTAGCATTTACTGAATTAATTAATGTTTGCTGAAGTTGAGTAGAAACTGCATTAGCTGCAGCTCCGCCCTTAGCCATTGAGGAATGAAAGGCTGATATCTGTCTCTGTAAGTTTTTGATACTGGCAAGTGCCTGAGTAGTATCAATGCCTACTTGAATATTGGACTGAATATCAGCCATTCACTATACCTCTTTATTTAGTTATTATTCATTACCGCTAAACATTGCTGCTGCATCAGAAATCTTAATTCCTGAAGCTACTTCAACAATCTCATAAACAGTAGGCAAATCAATGTTTTCTTCAAGTACTGAAATGTCTGTAGCTAGCTCTGGCTTATACTGCTCCATTGCAATTAGAACACATTCCATTAGTAGGTCAATAGATTTTTCATTGTCATCTACTACTGCTGCGATACCCTCAAACTTTTTCATAAACTTTCGTAAAAGTGAAATCTTAAGCGGTCTTAAGGTTATTTCTGTACCATCAATTAGCTTGATCTTTTGCGCTTCATGCACAGTTGTTGCCATGTTGATCCCTCCCATAGGTTAAGATAATTATACCATAAGGGATGGGTCTCTTGCGTCCTCATAATCTAGGCCCATACCAATTCCAAACCCCGCCTTCTTAGCATTTACTCCTTGAAGAGATAATACATCATTACTATCATTTGTTGCACCACGACTAAACACCCTAGCTTTCATATCTTCCCATTCTTTTTGACCACGATCTGAACCTGATGCTTCATCTAAATCAACGCCCTGGATAGCTGCAAAAAATTTCTTTTCTTGATAATCTAGCTCTCTCTTACTTGATATAATTGCCATAATCTCTGATAAAGATAATGATTCTTCTAATTCTCTGTAATCTTTCCATATGCCAAGCAAAAATACTTCAGACTCTAATTTTGCTAAATCAAACTCTTCCCAGGATGGTCCTGGGTCTCCTTTTTGGACTTGTGTTTTAATGTCTTCTTCTGATTGCTCGCCAACTTTAATATTTCCAGCAACGTCTAGTATTTCATGTACTGTTGGTAGGTCTATGTTGTCTTCTAAGTCTTGAATGCTTTTTGATATTTGAGGATAGTACTGCTTCATTGCAATTCTAGTACATTCTACTAAAACCTGCATTGCTTCATCATCGTTTTTTGTTTGCTTAATATTATTAAAAGCATCCATAAATTCTCTTAAATACCTAATTTTGAGAGGCATGATTTCTATCTCTGTACCGTCAAACAAATAAATATTTTTTGTTTTATATATCTCTGTAGCCATAGTACATTAAGTTTACCATAAAACAACAAAGCCCACCTCGTTATGAGATGGGCTAAGTCGTGTTATTAAGTTATTATGAGTTTGCTGGATTCCAGGTACGATCTACGATCTTACCGTATGAACCTGATGCATCTTCTGGAAGTAGACGGAATGATACTTCAAACATTGAAGCCTCATCACGCTTTGCAGATACTGTAACATTTTCAATTGAAAGTGCACGGTATGCTGAGTATATGCGCTCTACGTAAGCAGAATCTTCACAGTCACCTGTGCCTGGTCCTACTGCAACGATTCCACGCTCAACAGGACACTCACCGATGTCGCCTGCAGAAAGGTCAAGAGACTTTCCAACAGACTTCTGTTCAGCGGTTCCAGATGTTGCAGATCCTGTTAGCTTTGAATCTGAATATGCAAGAACCAAAAGGAGATTTTCCAATGTGGCTTCAGCAAATGCTGTTGCAAGGTTTACTTGCATTCCTTGCTTGTAAAGCTTAGCAACGTCAAGAATCTGGTCTACCTGTACTTCACCGAAGTCAGGTTGGAACTGCAGTTCAAGGCCGTTCATTGTGTAACCTACGTTTGTATAGGTAACATCATCTGAGAGAGTATCACGAAATGATTTATTTTTTACTGGTGTCTCCAATGTGCTTGGAGTTAGTGTTGAATCTGCAACGAAAAGTGCTGCGGCACCAACGATAATGTTGGTTGACGTTCCACGACTATATGCCATGTTTTTACCTCTTTCTTTTAGGATAGATATTTAGTTGTACGGCGTTGTGTTTCCTCAAGTTAATTATAACAGTCTTTTATATAACTATTCTTTTAGTCTTCCCGTTTACTGCTGTAATATCATACCCTTGGCCAGCTGAAGGAGGGGTTTCAGCAGACCAGTCATTTGAATTCAGGTCTGGCATCTGGTGGTAATCAAAATCAATAATAATCTTATTTCCACCATATGTACGAGCAGTTCCAAAGTCAATAATATCTCTTGTTTCTTCTAGCTGGTACATCTTAAATCTATGGAAATAAAACATATTTTCTACAAAATTCGGTGCTGCTGATGTGCCTACATTTATTACTCTATTTGAGCACCAATTATTTATTTCTTCTGCTGTCTCATCTAAACGATCCATAAGTCTAAATACAGACTCCTGAATTTGGACCATATTTTCTATTGTATTTTCTGCAGTTGCATAAAAATAATACAATATTTGCTCAGCCTTTAAGTGTGGAAAATCTTTGCGATTCATTTTAACTAATCTATCCCACGTACCCATTACACCACCTGCTGGAAATGATCCAGTGAGATCATCTAGAATTGATGGTGTTGATGGAAATATTGGTACCTCAATATTAGTTAGTAGTGGAATCTTGTCCTCAAGATATTTATTAATCCATAGGACTGGTGTATTCAATAGTGAGTCATTTGCCATTATCTAATACCCGCATTCGCTATCCATCTATAACCAACCTGTAGACCTTTTGATCTTCCCATTGATTTTCCTGCTGCTAGATTTTGTTTATAAACTTGTGGATTACTTAGATGTTCATAAAGACCGCTTGTTTTTAAAAATGCTTGAGTAAAGTATCTGCTAAAAAATGTGTTTATAACTTTTTCAAAAGAACCTGTTGTTGATGTGCCACCAGGTGATTGTATGACAACCTCGCCTTTAGTAAAGATTGTTTCTCCACCATCTTCAAAAACCAACACGTTTGATCTTGTTGGTCTAATGGTTACTGGAGTTCCTTCTTCCATAATTTTAGCCTTGTTATAAAAAGGTACCGATGAGCCATCCTTAATTGATGTTGATTGCTTCAGACTGGATACAAACGAAAGGCCAAGGTTGCTTATTGTATAGTTTATTTCATATAGACGTGCATCAGGACTTCCCACTTTATACCATTCATAAATATGGTGTAGTGCTTTTGGATTTACCCTGGCATTTGAGTCAATATATTGTTCTAGTAATTCTTTAGTCATTATTCCAATGTTATTTAAAAATTTTGTTTTTCCTGCTTTTATACCATCTAAAAATCCAACTGAGTAATCTATAATATTTTTCATGTTTAAAAATAGTATCATTCATTATAACTTTCATTATAGATCACTTGCCTGATTCTCTGATCTTCTTAATACGACCTTGTAGTACTCAACATTTCCAAATGGACCAACTATAGGCTCGCTTGAAGCTATTTCATAAAGTGTAGACATTCCATCTCTTGATCCAGAAGTCTCCATGTATATGTTGTTTTGCTGCTTTGTTCTAAGGTTTGTAACTATAACATTTGTAATTGAATTTCTTGAATTACTGTCAGATACCCTAAGATCAGTTTTTGTTCTTCCTAGCAATATATTTTCCTTACCAATATTAACATTTGGCTTTATTTCTTCTGATGCTGCCTGTCCAGTTGGTGCAAAATTACAAACTATAGACCTATCAAGAACCCATTGCTTTTTTAGATTTCCATAAGCTCCTTGATCAACTATTGGGTAATAGATGTCTGCAAGCATTGGGAAGGTAAAGTCTATTACTTCGCATTGCATTAAAGAATACCAATTCTAGTAATACTTCTCTTGTATTTATCAAGTATCTTGTCAACTAACATATTTCCAGTGCCGTCTAAAACTGTTTTATCAAACTGGATTTTAAACTGTTCTGTATTGTATGCAGTTACATATCTCTTATAATAATCTATCTTGCCACACTTAATATCTTCAATAAGCATATTTGCTGCTTCATAGATATCATGTGGAACAACTTTATACCCTGTTTCAAGTAAAAACAGATAATCCCAGCCTTCTGGAAATGCATATCCAGCAGAAAATGTATAGGCATTTTCACTATAGTCTGTATCATAAACATTAAATGAGTCTGATGGAGCAACATGAAGATTTAAACCTTTTTTCTCAGATCTGTTTTCAATTAGCCCTGTTGTTCCTGCATTTTTTATAATGGCAGTTTTATCTTTTGATAGTTCGTATGACCATTCACCAAGAATAGGGGTTGCTAGGCTTGCATCATACATAAGTGATGAATTTTCATATGCTTTTAATATTTTATAAACTCTGTCCCAAATAGGAATATAATCTGTTGCTTGTCCAGTAGTGTCAAACCATTCTACTTTATAATAAAATCCACCAACTACTGAATCAATAATTGCTCTTGCAATTCTTTCATATTGTGCATACTCTGCTATTTCTGATGCAGTGGTTCCAAGCTTTTGAGGATTAACGTAAGGTCTTTTAATTTCTAGGTTATCTTCAACAACGATTGAATCTTGCTCTCTCAATTCCTGATAAACAACTAAGTAGTAACTATCATCATACTTAGTAAAGTCTCCAGAAATTTCTATAGCAATCTTTGAGTCTGCAGAAGATTCTACTTCATACTCTGCAAGAATATCGTTTCTGTCCTTATCCATAATTTCTACTATATGATCCGTGTTTGGTTCTGCAACGGTATAGGTAATAAGGATAGGGTATGGTGGGACTCTTAAAGCTTCCATGGTTTATTTACCGTATGCTCTCTTCACTTCTTCTGGTGTAGCTGAACGAACAGACTTGTTTGTTATCCATTTTTCAGCATCCTCTGTAGTGACTATGTTATACCCTTTTACAAGGGCTCCTACACCATTCCAGTGAAGATTGCGTAGTGAGTATACGGCAGTCTTTTCTTGTGGTGCTTTTGTATTAACTGTTACTTCTTTGGTTTCTCTTGGCACAAAGCTAAAAATTACTTCTAATATGTCTTTTTTTGTACTTACCCCGAATAGGTCAATATTATTTTTCTTTGCATATGATCTTAGCTCAAACACAGTTTTATTGTTTAATTCATCTATTAATGACATCGTGACCTCCACTGCTATTATATCAGAATATGACTAAGAGGGACAGATTTTACTCTGCCCCCCTTAATCTATTGCTAAGTATTAATTAGGAGTTTGCTGCTGCATCTGCGTAAGCAACTGCATCAAGTTCTTCCCATTGGATACCAAAGCGTACGAATACTGTGTATTCAATTGTGTCCTTCTTTGGCTGGTAGGTACGGTTTACAGTGATATCACGCTGGAATCCCCATACACGGTTAGCTGGGAATGTAAGATCTACATAACCTGCTGGGTAGTATGGAACTTCCATGACGTCAATTCCGAGAACACGTGTTGTACGTGCTCCACCGAATGTCTGTGCTGCGCCATCAAGGTAAGCCTGACGGTTTGCCTCTGTGCCTGGACCCTTGTTAACAAAGGCTTCAGCGATTGCATCTGCAAGTGTACCGTTATTCTTAACGATTCCCTGGAATGCATCTGTACCTGCGTAGAACTTAAGATTATTCTTAACTGCACGGTACTTACGTGGCATTGCAAGAATAATATCCTGCATTACGCTTGTTGTCCAAGCATTGTCTACAACTGTTACTGCTGATTCATGAGCATCAGATGCGTCTCCTGCTAGTGAAACGAAGCCTTCCATAATGTTTAGGAATGCGTCTCCGCCTGCTCCTGTACCATTAATTGCAAGATCTTCAATATCGTTAGCAAAAGCATTGGTCATCAAGCGAACTAGATGATCTTCCAATGCTGCTCCTTCAATATTGTCTTCAAGTGCTTCTGTTGAAACTTCCCAGTCAAGACGAATCTTCTTGGTTGTAAGTTCTACCTTAGAGAATGTTGCACCTGCATTTGAAAATGTAGGCTGTGCCTGTGCTGCTGCACGGATGACACGCTCTCCAACGTTGACCTTCTCAAGCTCCATTGTGTTAGCTCTCATTGTGACTTTACGGCCATCCTTGGCTAGTACAGTTGCATCCCATACATAATCAATAAAGCGACGAGCCTGCTCTGGTGCTAGAATACCACCTGGTGTACCAGATGGATTTACTGCATTTGCTCCAGTTGTAACTCCATAGTTTGCTGTGGCAATGTTACCAAGCGAATCTGCTGGAGAAAGATTTCCATTAGGTCCTTGTGCTGTTGCACCGCCGATGCCGCCTGAAACTGCAACGCCATCACCTGTTGGATGATTAAAAGACTTTTGGATATCTGTGTTATTTTGTTCTGACATATTGTTCACCTCCTAGTGATTTTGTTTTAGTTAAATAGGTCGGAATTTTTGAGGAAACGTCCGCCCCATAGGGATTTCTGAATCACTTTTGGTGATTCCTGCACAATCTCGCCGAGATCGCCAGACTTGCGGAAAGCTGTATCTGCAACTACGGCATCAACTGTCTTTCCAAACTCATTAAAGCTTCCCTTAACTTCCTTAACCTCAGCGGTTACGGATTCAAGAGATTTTGTGATTGCATCAACATTAGACTGCATAGTCTTTACTGTTGCTGCTAGATCGCTCAAGGCATTAGTTACAGAGCTCTGAATATCAGAAACTGCTTTTGCAACTTCTGCTGTTGCTGACGCAACCTCAACAATTGCTTCATCAGCCTTCTCTGTTACTTCTTCAATAGAAGGAGCACTAACCTCTTCAATTGCAACATCTGACTTTTCAGTTACAGCCTCTACTGCAACCTCTGGTGTTTCTGCTACAATCTCTGCTGGAGCCTCTGGAGCAACCTCAACTGTTTCAACTTCTGGAGTTGCTTCTGCAACTACATCTGTGTTTTCTGTCATAGGATTATCCTCCTTTGCTATCTTAATTGTTCTAATGCCTTTTGCACTATCAACTAAGAACTTTATCATTGTGGTTTTTTCTGAATCACTTTTTTCAACAAATCCAATATTTTTCATTTCTTCTCCAGAGACTGGGCTAAGCTCTGTTTCATTTTGAGATACTGTAACAATGCCAGACTCTTTATCCCAAAATACATTTTCAACAACAGTATTTGCTGATGAACCAGTTAGTGTGTCTACACCGTCAACTTTTTCAACTGACATAATATTTGCAAACTGATTTGCAGGGGAATCAACAAGACTCAACTCTATCAAATCATATTCTTTAATAACTCTAATTGACTTATCTGATTTTTCATCATAAGCATCATCCCACTTATTCATTCTTCCGCCAATTGAAAAACCAGTATAAGTTCCATCTAGAACTTTTTCCCATGCATCTTGTGCACCCTTAGAAATGTATGCTGAAACAAAAACACCTTTATAAAACTTCTTTGATTCTGGATCAAAATATTTTTCTTCTTTAAATGAAACCATCTTACCTACTGCTGATGGCTGATGCATTTCTCTAATGTTTCCACGGAATTTTGCAAAGGCTTCCATAGATGCTTCTGTTGTTACAATATCATCTTGCTTATCTAGATTGTCTAGTGATGCAAAACCAGAGACAATCCGACGGCCTTCATCAACCTTTGTAAGAGGCATGGATAGGCGAACTTTGTCGCCATCAGTGGTCCAGTGTGCTTTATTTATATTCATAGCGTTTCTATTATACC